GAACCGCTAAATGATTGGAACGTAAAACGAGTCAGGCCATCATCGTTTCTGTAGTGGATGAAGGCGTGAGGCATCGTGGTTTGATCGTACTGTCCACGAGCTCCCCAGCCACCAGACTCTTCCCACACACCACGAGCAAAGTCTCCGTTAGTGGTTGTGTTCTCAGCGTTGAACCGCAGGTAGTAGGAACTCTGGTCTGCAGTACCGTCAGGAGCCACAAGCACCGTATAACCTTCCCACGAGAACGAAGGAAGCTCAACAATGTTGGTTACTTGGTTAGAGAAGCCAGCCATCAGAGTGTTACCTCTGGCGTCTGAGGCGATGATGCTTGTGATAGAACGAGCAGCGTCAGCGCAAGTAATCAGAATCTGAGAGTCTTCAATCTCAAAATTCAGCTCGTTATGAATATCAACCTGATCTAGTCCGTGACCAATGGTGAAGGTGGTTGATCCATTTGCGGTTGCGTTAACCGCAGATCCTGACTCATCCACAAGAGTAAAGGACCCGGCAGCAGTATCAACAGTTCCAACAAAAGTAGTAGCCGGAATGCCAGTGCCAGAAACCGTTTCACCTCCATGGACCTGAACAATATCAGTTGAGGTAACACTAGTTACGGTAGCACTACCAATTGAAATAGAGCCCGTAATAGTTCCAGTGTTGCTTACCAGCTTTGCCGCAATATCAGCAGAACTGACAACGTTGGTGTTACCACCTGAATCAGTTAGAGAGGGAGTCAGGTAGTGACCACTAATCTCATCACCATTATCAAGCGTGATGTGAACAGCGTACTCAGTGTCGTAGTCAACAAGCTTGATCCAAACCTGAGCTCGAGTTGGTACGTAAGCGTTACTGATCTCACTAATGTTGTAGCGAGTCAGAGTTTCTGTTGAGTCGTATGCGATCTCTTTCTGAACGTTTGTAACGAATACGTAGTCCTGAAACGACGTAGCCCTAAACCGATCACGAGCCCTACCAGATCCACGTAGGTACTCAAGATTGGCGGTGGTAATGTTTGCAAAAGGTTGCTCATTTGGAACCACAGTAGGCAAGATGCCTGTGATTGGTTCAACGTCAGATACACCAGTAACAAACGTCAGACTCGCTTCAATCGTCAGCGTAGTTCCGGTGTTTGTTGCAGTGGCGTTAGCACTAAGCGTAATACGAGTATTGGCTACATCGATATCAAGAATGGTCGTGTTGTCAGGAATCCCTGTTCCTGTAATAGGAGCACCAACAAATACGTCATCCATCGAGCTGACGTTGTTGATGACTGCAGAACCACTCGTAGTGTCACCTGTACGACTAATGGTACTACTGTCGTCTACAACAAACAGAATGTAACGCTCAGTGCTACTGCGGTTGTAAACAAACGTCCAAGCTTCGTTCCATTTAATTGGGGTAGTCAACGTTTGACCACCAGCGTTTTGGGTCAAAGTATCGACACGCTTCACAGGCACAGAACCCAAGCGCTTCTTCAAACCCTCAACGAGATCGCAGTTACCGTTCTCAAGTACCTTGGCAAAACCAGGCAGCACAAAGCTGTCCGCCTGTTGGTTTACGCCCTTATTAAGTGGACCAATAATTTGACTAAATAGTTCTTTAGACATCAGCGGTTCAGGATATCGGGACCAAAGTTAGTAGTCACACGGCCACCGTACATATCATCAGGACCACTGATGAAGTTGTAGTTCTGAGCCATATCCTCAGTACGCTTCAACGTTTGTAAAGCGTTCTGCTCATCCTCAGCTGTGTAGCTTTCGATGCTGGCAGAAGTCACAGCACGGTTAGCAAAGATACGACCAGCACGGATGGTGATGTACCGTCGTCCAGTTTCAGGGATGCTGTCCCAATCCAACTCTTCAACGATCTCGGCAACAAGGTCACTAGTGTTGCCAGTAACTGAAACACCTAAGCTGGCTCTAAGATCGTATGTATTTTTAACGCGATCAAAAAGCCTAACACCACGAAGAACGAAACGCTGGCTAGGGTACGTGAGAGGGTTGAACCGAACAGCCAAGGTGTTGGCGGGAAGTTGGGACTGGCCTGTAGAAGCGTCCAGAGGTATGGAGTCATAAAGCATCGTGTTCCAAGACCATCCAGCTCCCTGGACTTCTCGGCTCACCTCATCAATAACTTGATCTGCCAAGCTTACATCGCCTGTCAGCGGAGCGTTGAGACTGTTTACAGGAGCTTCGCCAATAATGGCGAGAAGCGTGTTAACCGCGTTGAGTTTACTAGTCGCCATTATCGCAACAAAAAAGGGGAAACATTTCTGCTTCCCCCATTGTATTGGTAATTAACTAGAACCTATTTATCAATAGGGATTGCCGTCGTGCAGCAGGCTCACGCAGCACTCAGGGCGCAGGATACCGTGACCCACGGCATAGCTAGCGACCATCATGGTGCTCTGAGTCATGGCCTTGTACTCAGCACCGGTCATCTGCATGGACACGTCCTTCAGAGACACAGTACCCACAGCTTCTTTGGTGAAGCAGAGGCCGAAGCAGTTGGCGATAGAGGAGGTGTTACCCTGCTCATCCTGGAAGTAGTCGTTGGTGCCAGCAGCAACACGACCGTCGGAACCGTCACGACCATTGGTGTAGTTCGGACGCTCACCACGGGTGGTAGCAGCTTGGTTGCTCAGACCAACGTAGGACTGACCATTGGTATAGGCGTTGATACCCAGGTGGTTGCTGGTGATCAGGCGGAAGCCAGCCACAGAAGCAACACGGTTCTGAGCGAAGGTGCCGTTAGCACCGGTGCCACCGTTGAAGTCGGTGTTGATAGCGCGGTCAGAAGCCAGAACGTCATAATAGGCCGCAGGGCTCAGAACGCAGACGCGACCCTCTTTGGGAGCATCCTTCTCGTCCAGGGACTGACAAGCTTGGAACAGGTTCTCAACGATCAGATCGCCACGAGCGTTGCGGTCAGCCGCAGCGTTGAGGTCGATACCGGTCAGGGAGGTACCACCAGGCAGGCTGTTCAGGGTGAACAGGCGCTCACCAACCTTGAAGGCTGCGTCAGTACCAGTACCGATGGAACCCAGAGGGTTAACACCGAAGGTTGCAGCACCGTTGGTAGGAGCGGTGGTGATCACGGCATAAGCACCGGAGTCCTCACCGTAGACAACCTCACCCACAGCCCAGGAGCCGAGCTCAGCGGTGGCGAAGTTAGCGCTCAGAGTGACAACGTTAGAGGCGGCGGAGACGAAAGTACCACCTGCGGTTTGGAAGTTGCGGGACTCCCAATCCTTCACACGACCGTCAGACTCAGAAGCAGTCAGAAGGGTACGAGCAATGCGCTGGTCATAAGCCCGAGAAAGAGCGCGGCCCAATTCGGTGCTGTAGATGCTCCTCACGTCCCAATGAAGTTTGGCTTCATCGAGGTCGTAGATCGAAGCATCAGCAATCAGCAGGTCATCAATGGTGATGATCTTTTCACCGATCATGCCCTTGTTACCCTGGCCACTGATCCAATCACCGGGGCGATGGTAGCGGCTGCTGAAGCGTCCCGTGATGGGGAAGCTGGCACTCTTGCCCGAGGAGATCGAGCGCTTCATCGTGAGGTCCTTGAACACGGACTCACGGGCGAAGGTGGTCAGAACCTCGCCACTAAACAGTTTCAGAAAGTTGGCGTTTTCACGCTCATAGTTACCGGCGGCAGACCCAGCGTTGAACTGAACGCTGTTTACGCTACCCAACCGGCTAAGAGATGCAAAGTCAGGCATTTCTAAGTTTTAGTTGGTTGTTAGTCGCGTTCGCCTCGACTGTTGTTATCGCCTCAGCGGCAACAATGACACGTTCGCTATGTAAATATTAACCTGTTGGACCAAGAACGTCGCTACGATACAGCTTTTCTTGTACGTCTTGCGTATAAGCTGTGTCGTTTAGATAGCGAGGATCGTTCATAGCAGCCATCACTTCCTGGGTAGAACGGAACACGTCAGCACTGTTACCAGAAAGCTTGCCACCAATCAAAGCAGGCTCACTACCCACGTTGTCTTGGTACGCATACTGCAGTGATTGCAGTGCGTTACGAGCTCGGTAGTAGTCACCGCTGTTTACTTCGCGGTTGTACGCATCGAGTTCAGCTTGGTCAAGATTCTCTCGAGCCCACTCTTGAACGGCTGTAAAAGCTTCCTGTCCACCAATACTTTCCATAATGGTGCTTTCTTCTTCTTGAGAAAGAACAGAAGTTTCTGGCTCTTGATTTTCTTGAGCAGTCTCTTCCGCAGGCTGGTCTTCTGCCGTCTCATACCCAGAACGACTTCCAAGTTTCTTTTCAAGTTCTTGGTAAGCCTGCAGAAGATCGTCGGCAGATTTAAACTTGCCACCGATTAGTTCCTCCTGCTGTTCCTGCTGCTCACCCTCTTGAAGAGCCTGCAGATCCTGTTCGCTGTACGGTCCCGTTTCTTGTTGGGACAGCACACCATCAGCAACGACTTCCATGATCAACCAATACGAACGGTCAGATCAGGATAGATCCAAACAGGCCGACGGTTCTTTGCAGCCTGAACATACTGCTCATAGATCTGAGGCTTCTCTTCACGGAGACGCTCAATCAGAATCTCCATTTTGGTTTTAGGAGCTTCTTCCTTTTTAGGCTTTGGTGCCTCTACAGCCTTAGGCTCCTGGGCCTCCGGCTGCGACTTCTTGCTCTGCCCGGATTGAGTCATTTTCAGCTTTAACTAGTGCGGCCTGTTTTGCAGGATCATTGTTAGGATCTTGCGCGGCCATTTGTTGCTGCATCATCATAGCTTGTTGCTGTTCTTCTGCAATTAGTTCTTCTTCGCTCTTGATGAGTTTGTACGTATCAAGACCGTCAGAAGCAGCAAGACGAGTAATGAGCTCTCGGCTATTAACAAACCGTGCCATAGCCTCCGGTCCCAATGTTCCGGCCAAGGTCTGTAAAAACTCGATGAGCTTGGCTTTGTCGTTACCACGACCGAGTGCATCAAGACCGGTGGTGATTTGAGGTTTGACAACATCTTTAGGAAGGCGAGGCAAACGACCCTGCCGTTCCATCATGGCCATCTTGCGGTTCACCAGCGGCAACTGCAACTCAATAGAAAGGATGGAGTAGATACCACCAAGACCTGCCTCAAGCTCCTGTGCCACCATCCGAATCTCTTCAGCTGTCACACGGTCACGACCAGAGGCACCAGCTTGAATAGCGCTGTTAAGCAGGAACGCAAAGCTCAAACGCTGTTCGATCCTTGCAATGGTGTTGAGAGCAACCGTGAGATCTGCTTGCTTCTGCATCTGCAGAGGAGCCACGTCATTTGGGTTGCCTGCCACAATTGATCCATTGGCAGCCCGAGCAAGCGCATCAGGTCTAGTAGTACCGTTCGGGTTGCAAAGGAAGATGATCTTGGCCGCGGCTGCTGATCCTTCAACAATTGCTTTGCTGAGATATTCAAGGCTCTTCAGGTCACCCAGTAGCTCTTCACAGTACCCACGACCGTAGGCTTCGTGAGCCACACGGAACATCCTCAAAGGAATCCAAGGGCTCTTTTCAATAGGAACAGATCCCTGCTTTCCGACAGGCTTGTTGTAAGCCTCTTGCTGCCAGATGCAACGATCCTTTTTGTAGTCCCACTTGACGTGGGTGTAGAGGAAAACAGTTTTGTCTACAAAGCCACCTTCTGTTTTCTT